ACTGTGTTCAAAACCACTCCCCTGGGCTATCTTGGTTCCTGATGGTGCCACCACCGAGTTAGAAAGTGAACGGGTGTAACCTGTCGCGTTCACTCTTGCGTACGGAAACATGAAATCCATGTCATCATCGCCTGCTATCCAGGACGAAACATAAATGGTACTGTCTCCCACTGTGTTCCCTTGAATAACGGGATTTACTATGCTTACAGCAATAGCTCCGTTTTCATTGGCTGAATTGGTAACCCATGGATCATCCACTTCCTTAAAGAAGTCTTCCTGGAAATACGGAATTGAAAATGTTATAATTGTCGTTCCTTGTATCTGCCAGGTCCTACTCACGAAATCTCCTGCTCCTGTTGCAAAGGACGCTGGGATTTCAGCAAAAGTTGGATGCCATGAAATACGCACTTCCGCACGCATAAATTGAGGGCAATTGAATACAAAACAAATCTTTATTGTTCCTCGCCAATACTTATGAGGATAAGCACACGTTGCGAGGGGCGTAAAGTAAGTCTTATATTTATGCCCGACGGTTGTGTCCAAAAATGTGGCACACATTGAAGGCCGGATGCGATAGGTTTTAATCACCACACCACTTACTGAAGTTCCGTCAAAACTCCAGGTATCAAAAAGCCCTGGCAGCATTCCCAGATATTTGTAACTATCCACAATATCTGAACAACCAAAAATATTCCGGTCGTTTGACACCACTGCTGCTGGATCAAGTGTCATCGTCATGGCGGCATCTAGCCCTGTTGCATTTGCAAATGACGACGTAGTATGCTTTATTGTTGGTTCTTCCGACTTTAACGAAATTGGATTAGACAATCCTGCTTTCCGAGCCGCGCTTGCTAAAGCTTTCAAGCCCATGGAAACAGCTGCCGTTCCTGCTGCTAATCGTGGATCCATCAATGTTCGAGAGAACATTGTCACTGCTACGTCTGCCATTGCGTTCAATCCTGAACTAATTGGTCCGCCTTTACTTCGTGTCTTTTGCTCATCCTTCATAGATCCTGAGTGAGCATTCAGAGAGGGTCCTGCTGGGTCCGCCCCTTCAAAGTGTGCCCACACTGCTACTGGCACACTTGGTGTGTTTGTTGAACCTATCAAGGACAAAGGGTGCATAATCATGATCTGGAAGAATCCCATATGTCCAAGACCATCTCCAAGACTCTCATCAGTCCAATAAGTCTTGTTGTTCACCCATGGCATTTCTATTCGTATTCTAGCTGGTTCTCCTGCTGGTATCAACACTGGATTGCATGTAGATGCAGTCCAAATATTAGACAGCTTAGCTGTGCTGTACGAAAATGGCACCCAATTGCACATCAGCATTCCACTGTAGAACTGATTTGCTGAAATCGATACATCAATCGCCGTCATATTCGCTTTGAAATAATGAAAGCGAGATAGCTTCTCCTGCAAGTTCGGTGCAAAACCTATAAGTGCATCTGGAAATGCCCATGTTTGAATTATGGTTCCTGCTGTTGTTGATCCTGACCATGTAAATCCTCCTATCTGATACTCTCGTTCAAAGATTGACCCAATCTTTTCCGTTTGCAGAGGATTTTCCTTTCCTTTCCATGGCTGAAATCTAGCTCCTGTTGGAATTACATCTGGTTCTGCAATTCCTGATAAGGTGGTAATAGCTTGAAGATCCGTAATCTCCTCAGTCACCACTGCTTCCACCCCTGCCTTTGCTTGGTTATCCGAATGAGCGTAGAGCACTCGTTCACTCATATGTCCCAACTTCTCACACACTGTTGGGTACTGTTGGTCAGTATCTGTTGCCACCACAAGCATCTGTCCTGTCACTGCCATCAAATTTGTGAGGTCTTTTGTCCTATCATATTCTTTCTGTGCTAATTCCATCCCGTCCATTGCCTTAAGCAATTTCACCATCCGATTCTTCCACAACTGGTTCATCACCTCAAACCAATCCTTTGGAGTCGTTTCTTTAAAGGAATCAAGGTACGAGTCATATTGATGTTTTCTCACGCACTTTTCGTCCCCATGGCTACAACAAGTGAGCACATATTCCCACTTGTCAGCTTCCCAATCTACGTAACACATGTCCCAATGATCAATGGAGTGTTTCATGATGGCTTTGATGTCCCGTTTCCACTTAACTCCCAGACTCACCATTTCACTTCTACTTTGTCCTTTCTGATACACCACATATTCTCTATTCCTTAACGCCCAATATACCAGCGCAAAGTGACAGTGATTTGCGCGTCTCGTCTTACCCACACGATCTGGGAATTCCTCATATTCACAATTTGGCAAAAACTCATCTACAAAAGCTGTTCTGTAGGGCATAAAAGGTCTCCCGTTCAAAACATGCGATTTCCAGAGAGGTTTTGTCACACAGTGATTAAGATTTTCGTGTACAGCATGCAAGGTCGCAAGCTTGTAATCTTGACTCAAATGATATTGCAATCTAGGCAGAACTTTGAAGGTATCCTCCTCACAGTGTTTCTCAGCCAATTCATTCAACTTATCTCTTTCCATGAAATATCGGCACATCTCCTTCCAGGGGTGCTCAATACTCCAGAAAATTGTTGGATTGAAATTCTCAGCTTTGAACTCTGTTACCATAGCAGTATCAAATAATTCCACATGCTCTTTTGGATGCATTCCCACATTCAAACCTACCAACTTGGCAAACAGACTCCTCCAATACAAAGGATTGTCAGCTGCATAACTGAAGGCTTTACTTGTAGATGCCAATCTACATACCGTCACTGGTCCTGCAAAACCCAATATATAACCCCATATTGGGAATTTTCCTCTGCAGGCATTTGAAATTCGTTGCTGCTGCTGGGATATTGTAGGTCTTTTAACTCTCCAATCTGCGCCTTGTGCACGCATCTGGTACAATTTATTTACTTTCTCCTTCAGTGCTGGGTCCAAACTTGACTCCCTCAGTTGTTTCACCAATAATTCGAACTCGGTCTCCGGAATTTTCACAAGTTTCGTATTGGTTTCATCCCCTGTGCGTTTTTCTTTTCCTGCTTTCTCAAGAAGAACTGCATCTCGTTTGACTTCTCCATGTTCAAGAATTTTCAACTCTTTCATCATCTCCTCCAACAGACACTCCTCTGCTTCCTTCTTATTCACACCTGCCCCGTCCCACTTTCTTCCAAAAATGGTGGATTTTGCTACCCAAATTCCACTCTCCATTCTGGAATATTCATAGACAGGAGCGAAGTTGTAAACAGCATAGAATCTATTTCGCAGAGAATCCTGGACTCCTGTTTTCCCCTGAGCTTTCATAATGTCCACACATTTTCCTAGCTCTTTCTTTATCTGTTTTTCTTGCAGTTTCATCTTGAGTCTCTCACGTGTTGGAATAAACACCTGAACATTGGACACTTCCTCCAAGTCTCTCAATCGCTCCCTAAGAATCTGACTCGCTTCTTCAACTCCAGGCTGTCCTGCATACGCATGTTCCAATCTGGTGACTTCTCCTCGGAGTTCACTTATCTGAGAACTAAAAGTTCTTCCCTGAGCTTCATTTTCTCCCATCTTCATTTGTGCTTCGAGTGGGGCTATCTCCATTTGTAGACCAACTGCCTCTGCGATCATACTATATTTAGGCTCTTCGTATAATCCAGATTCATCCAAGAACTGGTGCATCAAATCAACATATGATAGTAAGACAGGCTTGCAACCCTTTCTCACCAACACCTTGTTGTATTGTTCCATCTTCTCTTCAAACATTGGTCTTCCATAATGAAATAATTCGAACAACACACACCTCACAAGCTCATGGGCTGCTTCATGTTTTTCCATCTTCACTGTCTGCCAATTCAAAATCTCTTCCAAGTCTTCCAACTCCATTGGGGCTGTCACCAAGCCCGGTATCACCTTTGTATCAAAGCGTCGTTTCAAGAATGTCACTTCACTCAAAACTTTAGCATCATACATGCTCCCGTCCTTTCGTGACGTAGTATAAGTATATCCAATAGCTTTAGCTTCTTCACACCACATCTCGAAGGTGAACCATTCCATCATTTCCGCCAATGTCATGACAATATCATCTCCTCCAGAAGCACACCGAGTCCACTCTTTTACTGTCCCTGGAGTGAACATACGCATCCCATGTGTTGACTCACAGAATTCCACAATTTTCTTCAAGCTCCACTTTTCTTGCCTTTGGTTGAGGAGGGATTCCAACAATTTCAAATTCTTTATTGCCGTCTCCTCACTTTTCCAAGTATCACCTTGCCACATATCTCCAAGATCATCCCAAACCTGTGTCACTCGCTTGGCTCGTCTAGATGGAAGGTAGATAGAATTCTTCAGGGTCTTCACACAATTCACTCCAAATGTATTCAGACCTCCTGAGCCGAAGAACTGGCTCGGTTGAATAATATCCTTCCCCACTATTACATAAGCGCATGGTCCTGACACTTCTCGATAAATGGCATCTCGCGCTCTATTGTCTTCTCCAAGTTCTTCTAAAGTTCCTGTCCAGTGGATTCCATACCATCCATTCACAATTCGCACAAACCCTTCATTGTACTTGGTCTCTCCACTATTGTCAAAGTTACTTGCATCTCCTTCAAGGGCTCGTGCCTCCAAACCCACTTCTTGTAAGTACATCAACAGGGCTTGCCATTGCGTTGAATGTGGATTAATTCCGATACACGCTCCCATCAAATGTCGTGCTTGGGCAAGGTTTTCAAAGAATGAACAAAACCGCCTTCTCCAATTACAATAATGCACAAAGAATGAACCTATAAAGGGTCTTGTATCTCCATTTTCAACCTTTATCAGCTTCCGTCTTTCATCCTTCAAATGCAAGGTGTTTGCTCCGAAACCAGTCAAACCTTGTTTGTAACCAGTTTCTGCATGTATACATTTCTCTTTCCACCCTTCTTGAAAGTGCAATTGTCCCTTCTCATCCCTCCAGACGGCTTCTGATTTTCCTTTTCCTTTCTTGGGAGATCCTGTGAAACCTAAAGCTGTGTCAGTCCTCATAGAACGTGTGAACTGCCAGCCTTCCACTCCTCGTATTGTTTCCTCCCAAGTCAAAAGCCGTGCTGGAACCACACAAGGTATACTCTGCATTATGATCTTCTCACACTCATCTTCCAATTCTCGATCAAAGTCATTTCCAGGCACTTTCACCAGTTTTGCCAAAGCCTTCTGCAAAGGGAACACTTCTTCACCTGTCACTGGATGCTTAAACTTAGCCAAAGCTGCCGGAGCTGTAGTAGGTTCCCTGATCTCTCCTGCCAACAATGACGGTATGATTTCTGACTTATGTGGAAATCTTACCCACAAGGCCTTATCTCTCAACTGGCCTCGATAATTATGTCTCACATCATATATCAACATGGGTTCCTTTGTCTCGTCAACCCACTCTTCCTGGAAACCTTGACTCTCAGCTTCAACTTGTTCTACCAACTCCATCATAGGTGAGTATTCTGGATCAACATTACCCGTGACAATGTCAGACATTGAAGTTCCCTTCCAATATTCATTGGCAATAGCTGTATCTCTTTCACATGCTGCAAACCCTTCTGTTAAATGACTCTGGGTCAAAACTGCTCCCACTCCTGAATGCGGTCCTCCTGCTACATGATGGGCTAAAATCTTGGTCGTTATAAAAGTATTGTGCACAACTATGGGACTTGTGCACATTCCTGGCATTGTCCCTGTTGGATAAGTCACTGTGGACAAACATTTAATGCCCGGTCCATGAGAAAAACCATATCCAACCGGTGTCTGTGCTCTCTCTGTGGAAAAAGATTCTATTCGCAAATCTCCATCCCCTGGTTGTGAAAAGAACAAGGTTGTATGAGATATATTTGCATCATCTGCTTCTTTATCAGTTAAAAAGTGGTGCTTTATGTTCCTAAATTCCTGGATTCCTTCCTTTCTCCACTCACTCTTACCAAGCGGTAAAACAAAGAAACTTGTGTCATTTACTGCATCCATACTTCTCTGCAGCTCTGACACTTTAAATCGAAATTCACCCCCTCTATTACACTGTAGAACGACAAATGCATCTTTTCCTCCCATCAAGTACCACATGTGTTTTGCCACGATTCCCTTAGTTCCTTCAACCATCAGAAAACCACAGCAATCAGGCTTCATCCCTGGTCCTGGATAAAAACACATCCTTCCCATATTTGGCTTCAGAGTCTTTTCCATAAAGAGAGACAGGGCCATCTCTCCTCCGTGGGCTCCCACCTTAACAAACCTCACATTTGCTGGAATTGGATTGTGCACTGGTTTCAATTTTCTTCTTCCCAGAGCATTCTTTGCTACACCAGAATACTCAGGATTTCCCATCTTGTGGGCTTCCATTCCTTCATCCCGGAAGAAGAACTTGTATACCCAATACATGGTTCCTACTGCCCCTACCACTGCTGCTGTCCCAAGAATTACCTTCAAAATCATACTTTTCTCAGCATTTGTCTTTATTGCATCCTCCATTTCTTTTACTGCCAACTTGGCCTCATCAATCAATGAGCCTGTCTTCTTAGCCAATTCAGATTTGTAATTGTACAAAAATTCCAAGTGGTTCTCCTGTGCTACTTCCAATAACTTCCTCTGGTGTTCAGTCTCTTTATCACTCAAGGGTTTATTTGAAAGCAGTACTGGTGGTACAATTGAAACAAACTGCTTGGTACGGTCCACATATTGAAAGTAAGTGCTCTCCATGGTCTGTTTTTCCTCAACATCTATCTCACCATTTACCTTCACTATCTTTGAGGGATCAGACACATCCTTCAGTGTTATCTCCCCCCGCGTCCACATCTTTCCCTGAGCTACTATTTCCATCTTTGAATAATGGCGTTCTGGGATTCCCTGCTTAGGTGCCAATAGCTTTGGGTCCTCGAGTTTGTCCACATCCTCCTGCTTTATCACAAGGGGATTCTCAAAGGCCCAGTCTGCTGGATTCTTCCGATACTGTGTCTTCTCAATAGATTTTTGCCGGATCAATTGGAAGAACTGGGAATAGTTCAACCAACCCTCCATCACCGTGTTGTCCACGAGATTGCGAAGTTTAAATTTGTATGCATCACGGGAAAAGGGCTTCCCATGATCAGGATGGGTCTTCGGAATTTTGATCTTTCTTATGGTCCCTGTGCCATCTACAAAGTCATCGCTGATGGATACTTCTGCAAAGAAATCAAACCGTCGCAGCAAAGCATTCTTATCTTCAAGATTGACTTTTGGAATATCTCCTCCATTCTGCGACAAAATCACAAACTTTGAATTAAAGAACACTGAACCCTTCCGATCAAAGGCCATGTCTAAGGGATAAGGTGCATTATTTATCATCCTAATTAACTCTAAAGCCACTTTGGTCCGTGTCTCCAAATCATCCTTTTGCCAACCATCATCGAATGTTGTCGCAAATTGATTATAATAACCTTCTGCGTAATCTGATTGCACATCTCTTTCCCACCTAATCCCTTGATTACTTGTTGGGGGATTCCCAAATTCTGCGGTATAATCTGCAACATAAAGATCATTAATTAAAATGTCTTCTGCTACTGATTTGCCACAATTGGGAGGTCCCGAAAGACCAATCAAAACTGGTTCTGAACGTGACTTCGTTGTGCCAAGAAAATTCTTTGCTTCATTCACTACCTTTCTGAATTCTCCAACCATCGTGAAAAATGCCGAGAAATTGATACGTGTTACACCAACGTCCATCAATTCCTGTTCCAGCACCAATGCTGCATCACCATGCAGTATCACTTGATTGCACAATTCCACAGATGCTACCATCTTCCCTGGGACTCGTGCCATCTTCATAAGGTCCTGTGCTCTGCCCATCCATACTATTCCTTTCTGGGCTATATCCTTTGCTGCATCAAAAAGAAGTGGGTGTCCTGTTATTTTTTCATAACTCCACTGCACCACCTTCCACAACAACTTGCCAAAATGTTCAAAAAATCCCGAAATGCTCTTAATCGCACTCAGGGTTTTCGCCCACTTATGCAACGATGGTTCTGGTAATGTTTTTGCCTGAGCTTGCAATTCATCTTCCAAAATTGGGACAAGCATCTTTGAGGTCTCTCTAAAGACGTCCGTCGCCATCTGAAGTTCATCTCTCTCTTCTCCTCCCTCTGCACGCAACTCTGCTCCTGGCAACGGAAACTTACAATCCATATAACTGAAAACTTTCTGAAGTGCTGATAATAACGCTTTCGTCACATATTTCACTTTCAAAATTCCTGCTGCCACCAGGGACTGTAAAGCCACCATTGCTCTCATACCCATGGTCTCTTGGTGATACATATTGTAAACTGTAATCAAAATACAAATTACTTTATCCACAACTTCCACCAAATAGTCATATTTGAGAAGGGTCGTCTCAAACATACTTCTGAGTCGCGTCAACTCTTGCAGACTACTCTCCATCAGATCTGCTGCTTTATCGTCAAGTTTATGTTTTACGTCAAATGTAAACCATGATTGTCTAGTGGTTTCTGGTTTACCTGACCAACTGAACCATGAGCTTGACTTCTCTCCAATGTTCTCTCCTGCCATTTCAAATTCATTGATGCTTGTACTATACATCAATAGGTTAAAGGGGGGTGGAGGCTTTCCACGGTGTCTATTTACACGACATTCACCATTCCTACATCTCTCGTGATCTTAGCTATACACAAAATCATTATGATTATCAAAATCTGCCAAAAACTTGGCTCATTTGTGCTTTCCAGATGTTCTCCAAGAGTCTGCATACGGTCGTGTACGCGCTATTTGCCCCTAATCTCACTTAAAATTATTCTGATGCGTCATCATCTCTACATGTTAGGATTCACTGCGTCTAAAGCAGGTAGTCATCCTACGAGACTATGCTCATACTCACTTCAACTGATTTTGGGCTCAAACCTTTCTCTAGCATTAGCAAAAACCGGATTGAATAAATTCACTAGCCATACTCTAAATAACATGCTGCCGGTAGCCTCATTCACTACGCTCATCCAAGTG